ACAACTTATTAAATGCAGTTTATGCAGTTAGTGGAAGATTACATATTATAACAATATATTTTCAAACAACAACTAGTATAACAGTTAATTTATATTATTATGAAAAATTTTATTATTTTAAGCAAAAGGCTTCCTAAAGAAGCTTATAATTTTTTAATAAAAAAAACAATTACAGATTATATTTTATCTTTAGATTTAGATAAAATAGAAAACAAAAAAATTGTATTAAAGGAAACAATTCCTAATAAAATAGAACTTTACAATTATTTTGTAAAAATTAACGATGAAGAAAAAAGTATTGAAATTACAAACGATTTAAGGCAAAAATCTGTAAAAATAATAATTGAATTGTGTTAAAATAAAAAAACCCTTTACAAAATGCAAAGGGTTTGATATAATTAATTTAATCTACTATGTTGCAGTAAAATCACCGTAAATAATAGCGGCTGGTTGCTGAACAGCTAAACCAACTTGCGCCTCAATACGTGCAGTAATATTGTTATTCACAAAGTTACTACCCTCTGTTTCTGAAAAGTCCAAAGACAATCCTTGTGTTACAACTTTAGTAATATAACTCCAATCACCTACGTAATATTTGTTAGCAGCTAACCAATTCGCTCTGTAAATAGCAATTCCGTTAATACGTAATTGTCCATTTTCTAAAGTTACAATTCCAGGCAAACCATAACCAGCACCTGTTGATTTTTCAATCTTCAAAATGTCGTAGTAATCAGATGGTCTAACTACAATACCATTGGCATTATAATTCAATCCCTCTAATGTAGCTACTTCATTAATCAACATTTCAATCTTGTTTTTTCCTGTAATGATTTGAGTCGATGCAGTTGCAGCAGCAGCCAATACGGTATTAAAGATTGAGTTTTCAGCAATCGCATAATCTCTACGCAAAGCGTTAGGAATAAACGAAGTTAAGAATGGTAGGTTGTTCGCCATCTTTTTAGAGTAACGAGCAAAACCAGCTATAAAGTTAGTTACTAAATCAACCATTGTAAAGTCGTAATCTCTTTGAGATTTAGCACTTCCCTCTGTTTGGCTAGTAATTGAACCCTCACCTGCACCCTCTCTAGGATAGGTATAAGTACCACCATCAATATTGATAGAACCAACTAAATCGGCAACGTTCAATAATTGACTAGGAATAGCTACAACTTCAGCAGCATATACTCTAGGTTGGTCGCCTGTTAAGTTGTTAGTCAAAGTCATGTTTCCAACGGCTTTAACTTGTACTGATTTTCCTTTTCTAACTTCTTTGATACCATCAAAGTTATCAGAAATAGCTTTAACAAGTACATCATCTTTTGCAGTAACAACTGCATTAGCTTGAAGTTTCAAGTCTAATTTGTCAGCGTGGTCTTGTACCGCTTTCAAGTCAGCAGCAAATTTAACTTCCAAAGCATCAGTAACGGCTTTCAATTCTGTTTCGAATTGATTTTTGTTTGATGCTGATAATTTAAGTTCAAAAGCATCTATTGCGCTTTTTACTTCTACGGCTGTTTTACTTTCCAAACCGTTTTTGATTGCGGTTAATTCCGCTTGTAATTTCTCGTCCATTTTATTTAAGGATTAAAGAGTTTGTAAATGATTTTAACGTGTCCAATATAATCGGCTCATTTTTCAAAGTATCGGTTTCCGATGGCTCTTTATCGAGTGATTTTAATAAGTTTTCAATTTGTTTTAATCTTGCATCAGAATAATCCAAATCGTATGATTTTTGTATTAATTCCATTAAACCATAGTGAGATTTAATAGCTTTAATGTTTTGTACTGTTGCCAATTCATTAGCTGCCCAAGAAGATAAAAAAGAATATTCCATCAACTTGTATTCAGTAATAATAGATTTATTCTTTGAGTCTCTTTGCATAGCTTTATAGCCTATTGACAATTCAGCGTTTAACCCTGAATCGTGCATTAGTTTAACATCGGTAAACATATCTTTGCCTAAAGGTTTGTTCATATTAAATTGCGAAGTAGTCAAAAGTCCGTAGCTATCTTTAGCATCAATCATTAAAGGAACTCCAATCATCATCGTTGGATTGTGGTCTTTTAATACCCTAATACGTTTAAAGTTTTCGCTTACTGTTTTAGTAAATGAACCAGCAGCCGAAATATCGCCATCTGAATCAGTATTATTATAAACATTAGCATAAGCAACGACAACACCTTTACTGTCGTCTAACTCTTTCAAGTCGTAGCTTACTTGTTTGAAATTCATTGTTTCCATACTACAAATGTATTAAATTATTTTTTATAATAGAAAATATCTATTTTATTTTTCTTATCGGCATACCATCCGCATCTTCTTTAACAGTAAATACAACTTTGCACCTGCAATTAATTACGTTTCCTGCTTTTGCGTTTGGATCACCTGGATATTGTATTTCCTCACCACTTGTAAAAAATGGTTTAAAAGCATCTACTTTAACTCCGTTCATATCCAAATGGTCATAAACGCTATTAGGTGGTCGCCTTGTTCTATTATCCTGTACGCTTATCCACGTTTTCTCAAGTTCATATTCCGATTGCTCGGCTGCTAAAACAGTTGCATAATTAGTGCCTGTTGTTGTTTCAGTTCGTGCAATTCGCATAGCTTGATATTTGTACCATCCGAATTTATTTTGCAAGTTTCGAGTAATATCTGCAACTGATATATTTTGCTCATATCCTTGTGCAATAACTGCAATAATACTATCAATTAATGTTTGGTGTACTGATACAATTCGTAAACCTGCCGTACTATTTAACCATTGACTAATAATCATTTCAAAATCAATATCGGCTTTTATTTGACTTCTTTTGTATTGTGGCTTTACTAAAAACATATAAATCTCTTTATACATTTCTTTTATTTCATTTATTGTAACATTTCCGTAAATTAACGACTGATAAGTTAATTTAGACATATTAGCAAATGGAATAGAATTAACTATTTTAAGAATATTGCGCCTTACAATACGATAGGTTAATAATTCCGTTCTTGCCCTTTGCTTATCCATTACAACTGATTTACTTCAATATCATTAATATTCGTTAAATTGTTTGGTACATAAATCTCATCCATTAATGGGTCATCTATTGGCTCATAATTAAATACATCCCTGCGCTCATTCATAGACAAAGGAACTGAATTAATCCATTTACTCATAGTTTCCATATCGGTTTGCATTTCAGGCAATTCCGTAATATCCCACTCAATAACCGCCTTTTCATAACCTTTAAACTTCTGTATAAATTCAGTATTCAAATAAGAAGCTAATAAGTCTAAATCGGGTTTAATATTATCGGTTATACATCTTTTACGTGCCTCAATCAATCCATCAACTCCAAATCCTGTGCCTGATTTCTCCTCGTTTAATAAATCAACTGACCAATTCAAACAATTAGCTAAAGTGCGCCTGTCATTACTCAAGAAGTCAAACGGCTTTAATTCATCGGTTGTTAGTGATATTCTTGTAAATCCTAGTTTACTACTTGCACCAGCAATATTTGCAAGTCTAGCACTTGAATTATCCATTTCAACTAAACGGTCTTTTAAAGATTGCGCCTGTTCTGCTCTTAAAGGTGTTGCACCATCTCCAGCGTGAATAAACCCATATACCCCACTATTTTGTGAAGTCTTTACGTTTGTATCGATAAAACTGTTTGAACTGTTTATATTGCGTATTGCTGCCATTAATTCGCTATATCCGTATAAATGCGCCCCTGAAGTATTAAAGAATGGATTTGAACGCTTTATGTGAATTATTGTGTCTTGTGGAAACTTAATAGAAATATTCCCTTGATTTAAAATATAATAATCAATAGGGTTTTCTACCGACATCATATTTGCATTAGGTTTCAATACTATTTCTACCCAATGCGATGGTAAAATATACAACTGCATCGGCTGTCCTGCATTTGCGCCCTCACTCGGAGACATTTTGTACAAATAAACATTTCCGCAAACTTTTAAATAAAGTTTGTACAAAAACCAAATATCATTCCAACTTTGATTTGGATTTGGCTTTTTTAAAGGAAACGGCAATTCTGTATCGGTTTTATACGCTTTTAAAGATAGTTTCTTTATTGCTTTTTGTTGCAGGTAAGTAGGATTGTTTGGATATGATTTAATCTTTTTATAAGCATCTTCATCATCAATTACTTTTATGCAATAAGGTACTGCGCTTGTTTTTGAGGCTTGTTGATTTACTATCGCATTTACATCCGGATTTTCTCCATAACCTTTAACAAGTAATGTTTCTAAATCAAAATTATAAGTATTGGTAATTCCTCCAACCAATTTATAAATAGCCTCGTTAAATAAGTTTTTATTGGGATTCATTAACATATCCCAAGCTAAAGCAATTCTATTTTTTGCCATTATAAGAGTATTTTATTTCAAAGATAGTATTTTTTTTAAAATGTAAAGAATTTTTCTTTTAATTCAAAATAAAAGCGCATCATAAGCGTATCAGTATAATCGGGAGAATGACCTAACATTTCCTTTACTTTCTCTTTTGATACTATTCTCAATTTGCCATCACTGTCTATTTTATCTCGCTTTACCTGCTCTAATTCTTTTATAATTAAATCCTGCAAATGTCCATCGTTGCAGTTTATAAACAATTCATTGCGCTGTATTTTTTCAGCAAGTTTATAATAACATTGAGTTTTTAAGTTCTGATACTCAACAATGATATTATCTTCCTTTTTTGCCTTGCTGTTATTTACAAAGCCGTTGCATTTTAGTACATCTACTACACCACCACCAACACCATCCTCATCGGCAATTATATTGCTATTTGGTACTTTCCATTTAGTAGCTAATCCTCTTATAGCTTCGGCAGTTTCAACAATAGAAGATTTATCTAATGAAAATATCTCAACTACTCTAAAGCCTGACCATACGCAAATAACCATCTTATCACTACCATATCGAGCAATATCCGCACTAATAAACATTTCGCCATCTTCGACAAAGTTATTAGTAAATACATCGTTTATCTTATCAAAAGATATTAAACTACTCGGGTCGTTATCGTATTCCCAATTACCGTAATAAAGCCGTTGCTTACTGTTCTCATCTAGCGACAGTAAAGATTCTAAATAGGATGGTGGTAGGTTAGGATTGTCAGTAGGCAAAGATTGTATAAATGCTTTACCGGGTTGCAAAGATTTGTTTTTGTGAGGTATAAAGAATTTGCTATAAACCCAATTCTTTGATGGATTGCAAGTGCCTAACATCTTCGGTAATAAATCAAATTCATTCAGTTTATACCTTATCCTACTTTTAACAATTTGCCACGCTTTATAAGTTATTTGATTGCACTCGTCAATAAATGCGCCTGTAATCTCCAAAGAACCTAAACTATCAAAATTTGGATCAGCAGGATATGCGTATAAATCTTTTAAAAGTATTTCACTTCCATTATTCCAATAGATAACACCTGTAAGTGAATTAAACTTATATTGATTTGATATTTTTAGTTTAGTAGTTAAATCAAAGAAACTGTTTAAAGTAGATTCTTTTAGGGTTTTTAGTTTTGCCCTACCCATAAGCCAACGAGTACCAGGATAGGTTTGTGATTGTTCTATTAACCAAAGTACACCTAAAGCGGATTTACCTCCACCAGCATTTTTGCCCCCTCACAATTACGCAAGGGGGCTATTAAGCAGCCCCACCATAAATAACCTCTGTTGTAAGGTTATCTTTTAGGTAGTAGACTGCATTTTCTTGTTTAGTGATTAAATTCATTTATTCATTTGGTTTCATTCCGTTACCTAAAGATATTACGTTTGTAGTAACTTCTCCGCTATGCTCTTGCTGTATTTTGTCGCCATAAACTTTGGGTTTCAATTTACTTAACTCCCATTTTTTAGCATCAATCTTTAATCTTTGAAGTTGCACCCAAGCCGAATCTATTTTACCTGTTTCAGGGTCTCTTTGTGGTTCTTCACTGTAATCTTGCTCAATACTTTCAAACTTTAATTCGGTTCTAACATCCATTACATACGCGTAATGTTTCGATTTGATTTCATCTTCTGAAATCCAAATAAAGAAAGTACTTGAAGATATATTAACTTCTTTTAAAGCAAAACGTAAAGACTTGCCACTTTCGATTAAATCAAAAATAGTTTTGCAAATAGTTTCTTTTTGTTCGTTTGAATAAGCCATAGTACAAAGATATAAAAATACTTGTTTATTTTTCAATCTGATACGCTAAATAGTTATAATTCGTGTTTTTTTCAAGTTTTACCCACTCGGCATTAGTCATAAACGAAGTAAATTCCTTTCCTGTTGCTTTATGTGTAGCTACTATTCGTAGTTTAATATCCGCTGATAGTTTGTTTAAATTCATCTAATGATTTTATAATTTTATATTCAAATCCTAAAAATTTAACTTTTTGTTCAAATTGCTTCTGCACTTCTGATTGTATTCCTTTTTCTGCTTTCAATTCTATAAAAAAGCATTTTTCATTTGGCATTAATACGATTAAATCAGATACACCAGCCATAACTCCGGTAGCTTTTAGCTTTATTGCTTCTGCAATATGTCTGCTTGATCCATTAGGAACGGCAAAGATCAATCCTTTTTGGTGCATTTGGTAGTTATTTTTAAACCAAATTATAATTTTTTGTTGTAATAAATCTTCTTTGTTCATTTTAGGTTACCGTTATTTGTTTAATATTCAATTAGTTATCTTAAAGTTACTAGGTAACCTTTTTTATCTGTGGAGTATTATATTTTTATATAAAAAACCATTATTATATAAAAAGTATATATATTTTTTATTCTTACATATAGTTTAGTAATATTATAGGTTACCAGGTTACTTTGCTTATAACAATATAAAAATCAATAACTTAACGGTAACCTTTAAGTAGGTTACCCTAAGGTTACTTTGGTTACCTTTTTAGAATGGAACTTCATTATTATTGTGAACAAAAGTAGCTTCTTTAAATAAAATTACACCTTTTTTAGCTACATTTTTGTATTTATAAAGTTTGTAAACCATCTTATTTTTTGTAAAAATATCTTTAATATCGTATTTTGAAACGTTAAAAGCCGAGTGAATATTTAGATAATTCAATATATCGCCTTGATTCATTACTACTTTATCTGTATGATTCTCTGTTTCTTCCATTGAGAAGTGGCTAAAAAATATTTCTTCAACTGGATTAACATCTAAATTTGTTGAAGTATGTCTATTTAAAAAGTCAATATCTTCACTTTTATAAATTTTCCAATCAAAATCATTTCGCCATAAATTGAACGCTTCTCGCCAAAGACTATCTGTATCAATTAAAATCATTGTATCATAATCTATTGATTCAACGTTACAAGGCAAAAGCCTACGATTTCCCGTAACATCTTTTAAAACGTTAGCTTCGTTAGTAGTTCCGCAAATTGACGCTCTACGTTTGATTTTTGTGTAATATGCTGAATACGGTAAACGAATATCAATCCAATTCGTATCGGCTATTCTTTTAAAATCTTTCACATCTTTTGTGGCAAGTCCTCCAAATTCATCGTCAAAGCAAATTAAACCTTTTGCAAGATTATACATTGAATCTTTATCATTTGCATCTATTTTCTTTTCAATAAGATAATCTTGTAATTCTTTAGGCAATAAGTTTCTAAAAAATGATGTTTTTCCTGTGCCTTGCTTTTGTCCACAAAGAACAAATGTTAAAGGACTTACTTTGGTTTCATTTAAAGGACTTATCCAATTATGAACGCAACCTACAATCCATTTTTTAAATGCCCATCTATTATAATCGCTTTGTGGGTATATGCAGTCGATATAAGCCTCTATTTTTCCATTGTCATAACTTTTATTACTAAAGAATAAATTTAACGGATTAAAGTCTTTTGTGCTATCTGAATTTATAACATCACGTACATCGGATTTTGAAACATTAAAATCTAAAACTTTGGATGCTGTTTTATAAATTGAATTTAATTTGTGGTCATCAATAACCTTATCCTCAATTTTAATTTCGTTTGTAATTGTATTTCGTTCCGGTGCATAATTTTCAACTATAAAATTTTCAAGTTTTGCCATATTAGACAAATCTTCTTGTACTTTATATTCAATTTTGCTTTCAATTAAATCATTAATTAAATTTTCATCAACTTCTATTTTTTGAATATTAAGAACATTTACAACACTTTCTAGTGTTGCTTTACCTTGTGCTTTTTGCACGTTTACGGCTTTTATAGTAGCTTTTGTTTTTTCGCTATAAATTTCGATTCCTGCTTCTTTAACGTAATAATAAAAAGTAGCTATTGATATTTGTCCGCTTTTACAAAAATTTTGATAGTGTTTTTCAATTTGCTTATAATCGTATTTTGAACCACTTTGACAAATTGCTTTGAAGTAGTCTAAACCTTGTGCGCCAAATTGAGAACCTATTGCAAAACCAATATCGCAATATCTTTTATAATCATCTTGGCAAAGGTCTAAATCTTTTACCTTTTCAATAATATCAGAAAAATCACTTTTTACAAATACAAAGTTTTCCGCTGGTTGTTCTTTTTTTAGTTTTGATTTAGCAACAAATTTTTTTGATTTATCATTTTGATACAAATAAGGGTCATAAGATAAAAATCTTAACCTGTTTGTATTTTTGCAAGACTGGTCAATAATTAAATTAAAATTATCCCAATAATACTGCCCTAGTTCGTTAAATGATTCTAGGAACTTATTAGGATTTATTTTTATAAAAACACAAAGTCCATCGCCGCCAAATGACCGATGCGATAAAAAAGTATATTGGTCTGCATTTATTTTATTAACGAGTTGTAAATTAACTTCGTCATCAATATCTAAAACAATCAGTCCATTAAGTTCTTTTATATTTGCTTTGTTTTTTTCGCCTTGATTCATTATTGCTGAACCTGTTATGCAAGGCATTTTTTGTTTAAGTGCTTTGTATTTAACTTCGTCTTTTTTTACGGCTCTAGCGTTTAAAACTAAATCTTGATATTTCCCTTTTATAATCATTTCACAATAATCAGAGCAAAGAATATCTACTTTTTCTTTTGAACCTACTGAATTGTATAAGCTAAATTTAATTTGTGATTCCATATTTTTTGTGGTATGCTTTAGTTAAAATTTTGTTGCAGTAATTTTTATAAATTACGTTTTTTCCTTTTTTTAGGATTGAGCGAATTATAATCAAATATTGGGGTTTCAAAAGTACATCAAATCTTTTTTGAAAAGTGCCTTTTCTGTCGTGATATAAAAAATCTTTTTCCTCAATTTTGCTTTTAACAAGAAAATGAATCCATTTTTCAGATAAAATCTTTAGTGCTTCATAGTCAGTACAACCTTTATTTATAAAAGTATTTATATCTATTTTTGGTGGTTCTAGCTTGGCTTTTTGCCCATTAATTGTAAAAAGTTTAGTTTCTTTTTCAATATCAAAATCAACTTCTTCAATTATTACTTCTTCGCCACAATTAGGACAAACTTTGTCTTTTTCATCAAAAGTAAATCCGCAAAAATCACATTCTTGTTGTGGTTCTAAAATAAGTTTTATTTTTTTATCACTAAAAATTTTATTCCAATTTCTGTCAAAAGAAAATGTACCGTGTTCTTCAATATTATTACCTCCATCAATAATAATAATTTTTTCTTTGTCAATTTTATTTGTAATTCTTGCACCTCTACCGCAAATTTGAATCCATAAAGCTAGGCTTTTTGTTGCTCTTGCTACTATAATACATTCAACATCGCACACATCAAATCCTTTTGTAAAACACCCTGTATTTATTAGTATTGCATCGGGTGTATTTTTAAACCATTCGATAATACCATTTCGCTCATCGCTTGTGTTATTTACTGAATCATAAGTTTTTACATTTTTATCTTTAAAAAGTTCTGCAAATATTGCGTTCGTTTCAGTTGATGCAGTAAAAATCATTGTTTTTTTATCTTCGCAATAAATTTCGTATGTATTTCTCAACGCTTTTTGGTATTCAATATCTTGAAATACTTTTTTCATTGATTCGGCTGTAAATTCGCCTGAAGCATCAGTTTTCAAGCCACTGCTATCAAAATCAATTAAATAGTTTTCATCTTTTACTAAATACTTATTTTCTACTAACCACTCGATTGGTTTTCCGCAAATAATATCTTCGTAAACATCTGACATTGTTTCAAGTGCTGTGCAATCTTCATCTAATTTATATCTTTTTAATCTTGCTGGTGTTGCAGTAAATCCTATTATTTTGCAATTATTAAGATATTCAAACAACTTATTAAATATCCAAACGTGGCATTCATCTACTATACAATATTGGATTTCATTTAATAGCATCGTGTTTTTTTTCACACGATTATAAAGTGTTGAAACCATCGCAACAATAACTTGATTTTTTGGAAAATTTTTGTTACCGGCTAAAACCATTCCAATATCAATACCTTGCTTTTTAAAAGTATCGTTTGTTTGATGTACTAAATCAATACTATCAACTAAAATTAAAGTTTTAGAATTTAACTGGCTTATTAATTCAGTAAAAATCACTGTTTTTCCGCCACCTGTTGAAAGTTGAACGCAAAGTTTATCTACTGTTTCTAGCTTTTCAAATATACCATCAAGTAGTTCTTTTTGGTACGGTCTTAATATTTTTTTCATATAAAATAAAATAGCCCACAATTTCAGTCGGGCAGGACTTACTCTTGTGAGCTTTTTTAAAAATTTCTTTAATTATAGCGAACCTGCCCGAACACTATAACGCAAATATACAAAAAATTACCGCACCACAATTTAATGCAGTGCGGATTTATTTCTAAAATGGTAAGTCATTATCAGGCTCAACAATTTTAGGACTATTAACTTCTATTTCGTTAGCGTTGCTTAACTTTTCAATTCTCCAACCTCTTACGCTATTAAAATATTTAGTTTCTCCAGCAGGATTTACCCATTCTCTACCACCTAAATTGATATGTACTTTTACTTCTTGACCTACTGATAAACCATTTAGTAAATCGCATTTATCCTGTCCAAATTCGATATTGATAAACTGCGGATATTGTTCTTCAGTTGTAATTACTAATTCTCTTTTTTTGTAAGATGTACTGATTTCTTGAACATCTCCAATTACTTTAATTTTCCCTGTTACTTCCATTGTTTGTTATTTAATAAATTTTGTTTATATTCATTTTTAAATGCTTCGGCTTCTGATATTCTTTTTAAAATCTTTTCGCAAATTTCTTCATCCTTTTCTATTATTATTTCGTGCCAATGTTCTACACCCTCAAATATAAAATAGTTAAAGAAATGCGCTTTATTTCTCTTTGTAGCTAACATTTGCATTTGCATCTGATAAATATATTTATCTTCAATTTCATTGGTTGCTACTAATTTAAAAAAAGTATTTGCTTTAGGACATTTGATTTCCAAAATAGCATCTTCTCCAACTAAACCATCAGGAGAAGCACCAGCGTTAAATCCTAAATCAAAAAAGCCACATTCGGTAACATCTATAAATTCAAATGATTTTAATTCTTTAAATTTAGCAAAAGCCAACGGCTCTAACTCAATACCTCGCTCCATATCGTAAGAAACAAAGTTGCTTTCTACTTCTCCAAACAGTTCTTCAACTGCTTTATCAAAAGCGTATGATTGACCTGTTAAACCGAGTGCTTTAATTCCCATTAGCTTATAAATTTCACTAGCTGTAAATTTACCTAATCTTTGATTATACCATTCTAAAGTGCGCTGTACTGATTCCATATTTCTGTTGTTAAGTTATAAGATTTTTCAATTTGTTCTTTAGTTGCATTAGCTTTTTTAGCAGCATCAAAATTAGCTGCTGTAAAATCGGGTTTTACTTTTGTAATTGGTTGTAATGGTTTTATACGAATTCCATCTGTAATCGCACCCATCATTTTTACATTGCGATCAACAAACATTTCTATTTTCATTCCTGCCCAATTCTCTATGATATGACATTCTTTGCCTACTAAACCATTTTTTTTAGCAAATCCAGCTAATATCTTGTTATTAGTTGAATTTAGCTTTAAAGGTTTTATAGGCTCAATAAAATGACAAAATATGCCATCCATTTTAGTTCCTGAAACATCTACATTAGTTTCAAATTTTACTTCTTTAATTGTAAAAATTAAAGGTATTCCATCTGTTTCCATAGCATCTAAATCGGCTGATGCTAAATGCGTACTTTTACGGTACTTTCTCCAATCTGTTTTTTGGTTTTCCATAATAATTAAATTTAAAATCCCTGATAAAATCCTTTAGGTCAGTAAAGGCATATCAGGGATTGAATAATGTTTTTGGTTTCAATACCTGACCGTATTGGTATGCAAATATAAAATTAATTTTTTA